GTTTGCGCCTACTTTAAAGACGCCAGCGGCCCGCGCTGCTGCCTGGTATAGATTAACGTCTAACAAGCCGTTAAGGTTTGTCAGGTAGTTTAATCCCCCGTCCTGGCTGAAGTCTACGAACGCGCCGTTTACGCCTAACTGATCAGGTGTAAAATTCACTTGCGTTGTGTAAACCGCAACGTTCGTCCCGGTATTCATAACGGCCGGCGGCGTGAAGGCCAAATTCGGGTTTATGCCGGTCATGAAACCGGGCCCGGCGTCAACGCCTCTTAAAACAACCTGGTCGTCGATAATGAAAAACCACCAATCGCGCCCGTTGTTCTTTTGCATAGCTACGGAAAGCGAATTTCCGCCACGTAAGAACTGGTATTCCAGGTCGTAAAAGCCGTTGTTAACGACTGCAACCGCGCCGTTAGGGAACGTTTCTTTTACTGGTTTGGTACTTGAATCCGTTGGTTTAACGAATCCCTGAAGCGGGTAAGCCCTATTATAAGGCAAGTCCGCTAAAATATCCGCCTCAATCGCGGTTTTAAGCGCGGCGACAGAAGAAGTCGGGTATTGTTTACCCGCCGGGACGAAGATCAGGCCTTTTACAAAGCCTAATTGTGAAAACTTCGACCCGACGCCGGTATTTGCGCCCGAATTCAGATATAACACGTTTTTAACGTCCATAATCGTAAATTTTTAAAGTAAGATTTTTAATTTCAATGCAATCGATCCAATCATTAAATATATTTGCTTTGCTTCCGTAGATGCTTTCACGTCCCCAAAAATAGCGATCAACGGCCGTATAATTCTGCTGGTCCGCGCCTTGCGACATAAACTTGCCCGATAATTCGAACTGATAAAGCAGATCGTTAACGATAGGCTTTAAAATAGGATCGAACGTGTTCGTTTTTCGCTTAGCTGAATTCCAATTCGGGTTCGTCCGCGTAGCCACTATAAAATTTAAAGTGTCCTGGCTTTCGATACCTGGCAACGCACCGTTAAGTTCCGGGAAATCGCGTAATAACGCGACAAGCGGATAACGGGTTGCTTTAGTTTCGGGCGCTTTACTCAGCTTTTCCAGTTCTGAAACAACTTCCAAAATGTGCCCATGCTGAAAATAAACGCCGGTGATCGAAGCATCGAAGGTTTGCAATTGCGCTAAAAGCTTTGCACTTGTTAGCGAAACGCAATAACTAACGATTTCTTCGATCTCGTCCCCGTAGGGACTGTTTACCAGTTTATTCTTAACGTCGATCATATCCCGGTTGCGCTTATAGGCTGGAAAATCTCAGGTATCTGCCAACGCCAGTTAAACGGAAACCAACCCCACCAATAAGCCCAATCGAACCAAATAAGCATCCAGTTTTCGCTATTCCAAAACCGCAAATTGTAATAAAGGCATCCGTAAACGGATTCATTCGCCTTCAGGAACTTGTAAACGGTAAAGGAAAGCTTATTCATTTCGTTCCAAACACGCGAAGTTTCGATCTTTGAATCGATCGTCACAGCATTTTCAAAAAGTGGTTGCGTCATTAAAGCGCCGCCGCTTCCGGACTGCGCCCGGCGTGTAAGGTAGAAATAAACATAATTAGCAATCGGCGAAACTTTTGAAGTTCCGTTAACTACCAACAACTGATTTTTTAAATTAGTCCATTGCGCGGGTATCGGATCCAAAGCAAGCCCGGCGACAAAAGACGTGTACAAAGTTTCGCCTAAAAGAATTTTCAGGTAAGCGGGTTCGTACTTATCTATGTACATCTGAAGCACGGACAAAACCGAAGTTTCGTCCGTGTTCGCGATGTTTAATTCGCCGGAAAAGAATGTCGGATCAATTATTGACATTGCTTAATTGTTAACGTTGGAAATTGTTGGTAGTGTGACGTAATATGTCGCTTTATAGCTAAACGCTTCGGTTCCCGTCGGTAGAAAAAGCGCCTTGTAATAAAGGTACTTTTTATCCGTTTCGGAATACGTATAGCCTTTTACACCGGCCTGGTCGGTTAAAGTTACCGCCGATCCGATATTCGCAAAAGTCGTCCCGTCGTTAGATCCCTGAAATTGCAATGTTCCCGCAATAGTACCGGAAATCTTCAGGGTATAAACAACGATGTTAAACGTTTTCGCGGTTCCTTTTACGACCGGCGTCACGGGACCTTCGTTAGCAGCTTGCGTACAAGTGTCCAGGGCGAAACCGTTAGGATTGATTAAAGCGACTTGTGCTTTCGCGATTCCAGTCGATAGAGACAGTATTGCTACTATCGCGACTATCGCGATAAGCAAATGTTTGAATTTGAAAAACGTTTTCATTAGCTTGCTAACTCCTTTTCTTCAATTGCCGAAGCGATTTCTTCTTCGGTTGGCGCGTGCCCTAACTTTGCAGCCAGCGCGTCGGTTTCTTTTTTAGTTAATTTGACTTTTTTCGTAGCTTCGTACGTCGCAGCACCTTTATCGACTAATTGTTTAGCCAAAACAGCGTGGACGGTGTGTTTGGTCCCGTGCGCGCCTAAGTGCTTACCTGCTTTTGAACTTGTCGCGTAAATGTCGACGGGTTCTTGTGGAAGGACCTTGCCTTCGCTGCGCGGTTTGCCTTTGTCCGCGATTGGTTTTTTTACTTCGGTTAAATCTTGTGGCATGACTTTTATTTGTTTTTGCCGTTTCCGGCTTCAATAACAATTTGTTAATTACTCAGGCAATTACGCGGCCTGAAGCGCGGCTTTTACGGTAGCGAACGAAGCAGTTACGAACGATCCAACGTGCGGCGTAGCTAACCAATCTTTGAAATAGTTTTCTACGATAACGCGGAATTTGTTTGTGTCGAAGTCGCCGGAAACCGCTGTTACGACGCCGTCAACGGTAGTCACATCGATGCCGTAACCCATGCGAACGGTTAATGTTTCCTGTTCGATTTGGAACAATCCAGCTTCGCCTAATGTAAACGTTCCGATAGTTTGATACGTTGACGTAATAACGCGAAAACCCATCATTCTAACCAGGCCGTTAGGATCGTACATTGGCATCAGGAAATAATATTGTCCGACACTATCTTTCGAAAGCGACAAACGCCATTTATCCTGCGGATGTATAATAATCAGGTCCGGCGCAAAGTTCAAAGTTTCGATCTGCGCAGCAACGGCGCCAATAGCATCATAATCGTTCGGCGCTGCGAAAGTCCCGTCTAAGGTAGTTCCGACATAAGCAGCGGCCAACGCCTGGAGATCGGCAGTCAATTGTGCGGCATAATCGCGAAGCAATTTAAGGTTAATCAAATCGCTTATAATCGCGTAAGCTTTAGCCCGGAATTTCGCGAATTCTTCGGTAATTACTTTCTTAGCTGCGATTTTCTTCGCTTTCGCGAAGTTACGTACCAGCGCACCGGAAACTAACGGCTTAACGGTTCCTTCAGCTACTGTAGCGAAACCGCCTTGTTCGTCACCTTCTTCTAACCAGGTTGTATATTCTTCGATTTGCGCGAAAGTGTTTACATTAGCGAAATCGAAAATATATTGAACACCGCGGCGGATCTTAGTCACGCCGTCTATGATGTTCATGCTTTCGATCATTTCCAAAGGATAGTCGTTTTCGTCAATAGTATTCGAAGTTGTCATTTCGACAGCCGCGCGGATATTCAACGTGATTTCCCCTTTTTGACCTTTGTTCCGCATAAGCAATTCCAGCGGTGAAGCTTCAGGCGCTTTACCGTCTTCGGCTGGTTTGCCTTTGATCATTGCCGCCACGGCCCGGCGAAGCAATTGTTTGTCGGCTTTCGATGTGTCCTTTCCTATGCGAATATTCTTCACTTTTTCAAGTTCGCCGGCGATGTTGCGAATAGTTAATTTTAATTCGTCTTCTTTCGAAACGTCATACTTACGCAAAGCTTCCAAAGGCAAATCTTTCAATAAGCCGTTAACAATAGCTTCGACTTCGGATTTACTTTGATAGTTGCGTGTATTCAGTTCTTCAGTGACTTTGCCTTTTACTTTTTCGAGTAAGGCTCTTTCAGCTTCGCCAGTAGCGCCGCCGCCGCCTCCAGCGGCTTCCAGGTGAACGCGCGTATAGCCAACGCCCAAACGGTAGTTATTGAAACTTCCGATACCTGGTTTTAGATAGTTTTTGTTCATTTTTCTGATTTTTACTTAAAGGTTTTGTAATAAGAATTCGTAATTTATTGCGTTTTCTTCGACCGGCTTTTCGGTTTCTTCGAGTGTCGCGCGTTCCGCGTCCGGCTCAAAATCGATAAGTGATTTCAGTTTTGCAAAATATTGTCTTGCCTGAAGTTGATTCTTTCGCGGTAATGATTTCGTGAAAGCTTCAATTTCGTCAAAAAATAATTCCTGTTCTTGCGCGGATCGGATAACCATTGTTCCCGAATCGCTGCCAATTGTCACTATACTGCCTTCGAAAAGATCAATTTCTTTGCAGATAAGCGCGTCTTGTGCTTCGTCGTATTCGATTTTATCCCAAACGTAATCAAAACCGCCTGAAAATTGGTTCAAGGTCCCGCTACGGACTTGCGTTAAAACGTGATCCGCCCAAGGAACATCGTCTAACGGTTTCGATCTGAAGGCAAGCCCGTAAGCATCTTCGACCAATTCGGCAAATACGCAAAGCGGTTCGCTTTGGTCGTGCATCCTTAAAAACGTAATTTTATAATTAGCGATACTGTTCGGGCCGCGTTCCTGGATCGATTTTGCGCAGCATCCGCGAAGCAATATTTCACCGTGCATGTTTTTACGGCCCCAAGCGAATAAATAACCTGAAATAATGCGGTTGTCAAGGTCTTCGTAAAAGTTGCCTGAAAGTTGGCCACGTTCGTTTACCGATACTTGCGAATAGTTGATCGGCAAAGCCCTTAGTTTTAGTTCTGCAATTTTCTTATGTACTGCTTTCATAACTATTCGATTAAAGGCGGTTCGCTTCCGGTGATCGTACGCGGCGGCGTTCCGCTGGATTGCGCTTTTAAATTAATTACACTTTTTACCTGGTCCAGTTCTTCAGGCGTCATATCGAAGATTTTCTTATCGTAAAGCGGGTTTGTTGACGGTTCTTCGCCGGTCGCCCGGATCCAATCGTTTAAGCTGCATACGCCAGTCGTGAACCTTTGAATATAAACATTTCCCTGAATTTGGTTAACGGTTTCTTTATCCTTCTTATCTTCCTGAAGGATCATTACTTTACTAAAATCGGCGTAAATATAACGATTTGGAATTCCTAAAAAAGCGGTCCATTTTTCAGCGTATTTTTCCGCCATTGGTATAATGACGTCGCCGTAAAAATTCTTCATGTCAGCGTCCGCGTTTGCATACGTGCTTTGTTCTTTGGAAGGGCAAAGGTGACGCGGGACGCGCAAAGTCGCATAAATCGCCAACGCGTCGGCCAAAGTTTCGTCAAACGGCTGCAATTCCTTTATTGACATTGCCGTTTTTATGAAGTCCACCGGTGACGATGTTACGCCGACCTGGTGTTTATTCGCGGAAAGGCCGTAGG